TAATATGCTTGGGTATCACTGTCATTTCCCCCTTGGATAATTAAACCTCCAAATAGCTTGCCAAAGCTGACATACCAAGCATTTGGATTCGATAAATCATACCGTACACCCAAGCTTTGTAATGTTTCGTCCCCCAAGGCTTTTACTACATCTTGCCCATTTTTAATATTTAGACTACTTAATAGAGTTTTTACCAAAGATAATGTTGGTGCTAGTCCTTGTTTATCATCACTATCTACATTAGTTAGTAATTTTAATAACTCTTTTGTACCATTACCTTTTGTAGCTTCTAATCCATTCGTATTAGTTACTAATGATTTAATATAATCAGCAGATGTTTTAGCTACTTTGGAATCCTCTATTGCAGTAATCTTTTCATTAATTGTTTTAAATTTTTCCGCATGTGCTTCTGCTGCTTTATTGTGTGTATCAATTGCTGTTTCCAATTGTTCTAAAGTAATAGTACTGGAAAAATCTACTTCGCCTTTTACGTTTGGATTATCCCCCACCCCTAAAGCAATTACTAAACGTTGCATTGGAATAACATTAGTTTTATCTGGAATATATGAAGTTAAACCTTTGGCATTAGAATAGCCAATAAGTTTTTCTTCCCCACTATCACCATTTTTTGCATATAATCCAACTTCTCGCCAAAAAAAGCCAATTTCTACTTTTCTATTGTCAAAATTAAATTGCAATTGCATTTGTCCATTTGCAACTTCTTTTACTTGGCTTAACCCTATTTCTAATTTTTTACTAACTATTTCTGTTAAACCATCAATACTTGCTGTTAGCTGCCCATCACCAATTACCGCCTTTGTAATAATTAGTCTGTCCTCTGTTTTACCAGTTGATGATTTAAGGATCATTTTATTCCCTTGAACAGTCAAGCTTAATCCTGGAAATTGTGCCATATTAACCTCCTATCATAGTTACTTCTTCTATCCCAATGGCATTCCCATAATAGATACTGTGTTCAATCTCAATATTCTCTAATGGTTTTATCATGCCTATCACGGTTTCTTCCTGCGCTCCTACCAATGATGTAATTATTAAGTTTTGCACAACAGTTTGTTCTTCCCAAACAATATATCCAATATGTGCTGGTTTAAATTCTTCAATTGCACTGTGTAAATCATCTATGTTATCACACATGTCCTTTGTAAAACTTAAGTCCATCATATATTTTTCGTTATATGGAATTATTTCAGCAGACTTATCAGATATAAACTTATTAGCAATAGTTTCAAGATATTCTTTTGTGCTGCTATTTGAAGTATTTAACTTTGCAATCACACGATTTCTTCTATCCTTAAAACTATTGTTTTTAGGTTTAATCCCAACAAATTCTTCCCATTTATCTAATGCATATGTTGCCGTTTGGATATTATCTTGTTTCAATAATTCCATTAACAATAATCTAATGCGTTCATGCTCTCTACTATCCGCATCACTTATTGCCTTAAACTCCATATCTTTTGCAATAAAAAAAGGTAGATATGCTAATATATCCACCTCTTTCCATCTTATAAAATCACTCATGTACGATCACCTCTTTAACTGTTGGTAATTGTTCATTGGTAATATCAATGTTGGTAACACCATTATTTACTTTTAACTCACGATAATCTAATACTCCTGTTTCTTTATTGGCCAAAATAGCCTTGCCAATATTAGCATATGACACATATGTACCGTTGAAGATTTGCTTTTTAAACTCTTCATTTAGTACTTTTTTAATAGCTTCTATTTCAGCTTTCCCCTTAGTTACCGTTAATTCTATATTAATATCAAGTATCGTTGGTGTAACTACTGTTACAGTAGCTCCAATTGGTGCATTTTCTGCAATTACATTTTTAACTTTTTCAATCAATTCTGTACTCGCACTTTCACGTTCATTGTTGATAATAATAACTTTTACTGTTCCCGGTCCATTCCATAATGGGATTACTTTTACTAAAAATACTCCATTAACTAATCTTGCCCACTGTTCATAGTGATATGCATTACCGCTTGTTGCTGGTTTTCTTACTTTCAATAATAATCTATCTAGTAGTTCCGCATCAGTTTCTTCATCATATCCATCATATGCAGCCGCTTCATTATTAACTGTACTTACTCCATAAATCCCACCTACTATTTCTGTAATTGTATTAGCTCCTACATTTAATGATTTACCTGTTAGCTCTGATACCGCCAATACTTTCCCACTTCCAGTTTCACCTAGAGTAATTTCAATAGTGGTTCTAAAGGTTTCATCATTATCTGTGCCAAATAAACTTCCTTTTGGTACTACTGTATTTGCAGTTCCAGTAATAGTTAACATTACATTAGCTTGTGTTGCACTTTTTCTAAATACCCCATGAGATTCCGCATGACGTGTTAAGTATTCGCCCCATGCAGTTTGTGGAAAAGCCGCATCAAGTATCAATTGCATTTCCGCATATGATTTTTCAAACTCAACCGCATTTGAACTTAATGTATCAAATACAAATGTTCCTTCATGTATACTCAATCCTTCTTTATCTATTTTTTTGAAATCTGCTAGTAGCCGTCCTAGCACATCTTGCTTACTTTGTGGTTCTAGCATTATACTTCAACTCCTATCGTATTTGGACCATATATTGTTTGTAATTCAATTTGTAATGTAATAGTTTTATGTTCTTGAATTACATCTACAGCATCTACATTTATAATGTATGGGTTAACCAATAACGCATCCTTTACATACTCAAATAGTTCATATTGACTAGGTGTATCATTTGGCTTTTTACCAATAAACTGTTCAAACTCAATACCATAATCATCATAATATGCTCTATATCTGTACCTCTCTACTCTCAAGGTTTTCCAAACCCATACTTTGATAGCGTCATTACCTGTTACATATTTATGATTGCCATTTCTATCATATTGGTATGTATCTCTCTGAAAGTCCCAAGCTAGTTCCTTGCATAATGGTAGATTTTTTTGAACGTCAATACTACTTGGTGTATTCCCTTTCATAAATGGATTACTCATTGCCATCTAACCTCCTACATTTTCCATATACAAAATATTGCTCTGCTGTACTTTCATCATCCCCTACTATTGGAATTAGCATTACCTTATCTCCTACATGCCATGTATCAGTCATGATTCTAGTTTTTGTGTAATCATTATGAATAGCGTGTGTATGGCTAGCAAATTCTGCATAGCCACCGCCACCGCTGCGTGGTTGTGTTTCGCTTACAATATGCCCCTTTGATTCTCTATAATGACCTTGTAACCAATATTCATCTACCCATAAAAAATTACTGTTTAACTCCATTCCATTGAACGATACCACCAAATTTGGAGGTGGTGATACTATAGTGCCAATTCCCGGCATCGCTTGCTTTCCAGCGTTTCCACCTACATCACTCATGATACCTAATATTCCTGCATAAGGATCATTGTTTTTCTTCGGCACTTTCACCCTCTCCTACCTCTGGTTCTCTAATGTACTCTAAATTTAATTCCATGATGTGTGTATTATTTTCAAATGTATGATTATCTGACTTAATGAAGAATACTCCTTTTAGCTGTTCTTCCTCAATTACTACAGAATACCCTGCTATACATTGCATATTACCTATAGCAGAAATACTTGATTCCATTTTGATTCCTTTGATTTTTGCTTTGGCTTTTGCCGCATTATCAACAGGATACTTGGGTTTCTTTGGTGTACTTGTACTAGTAGCCTTTTTCTTTTTAGTAGCTTTCTTTTCCTTTGGTTCTGGCTGATTTTTATAAATATCTTGGAAAATACCATACTTTTTAATTAATGCATCTTCATTATCTATTCGAATCACATTGCCTGCAGCGTCAACAGTTTTTACTCTGTTTACCATTTCCTCAATTGATTCAGAATGTGATGAACTTATTACATCGTATGTATCTCTAGCTATATACTCTTCAATGGTTGTTCCTTTTTCTACCAAATTAATTCCATCTGCTAGTAATATGGCTGTGTAATCTTTTTGAATATCAGCCTTTGTTTTCTCAAACAACATTTGAAAAACTTCTGTACATGTTTTTTTATCTGCCACAAAGTTTACTACTGTAGGTATATCTGGTAAGGTCCCTACAGGTACTTCAACCTCTCCGCATACACGCTTGAAAGCATCAACTACATTTGTAGCATTAAAAACTAAACTTACTTTAGACTTTGCTAGGTATATCATCCCATCATAACAAGTAATATCATATGTATTGTCATTTGTATTTCTTTTTCTAAAGAAAACACGTCCAGTAAATATCTTTGCATTATCTACTGTCACTTCAATACGATCACCTAAATCAATTAAATAATTCGGAAATGATATATCTTTAGGGTTGTAAGCATATGAAAACTCTAACTTTCTTGCAGCTTCTTCTCTATCACCGCTCCATGTGAACTTAGAAATAAGATGTGTAATATCTACTCTTTCATCCTTTTCATTAATATGTTCTATTAATGTAATCATAGTGGCCACTCCTTACCATTCATTTTTAATGACCGCTTAGATACTTTTAAAACTGCACCAATTGGACTTTTACCAGCTTTAACCATCATCTTATACATGTTTAATGCCTTTTTGCCTTGTTCAGCAATTGGCATTATTTTTGATACTGCCTTATTAGCTGTATCCATGAAATGTTCTTGTGGATATGATGTTACAGCTTGCTCTTCTGGTGCTTCGGCAATTCTACTATATAAGCCTGTAGTATCATTTTTTATCTCTGATGTTGGTTTTATGTACCTATATTCTTTGAGTGTCATCTCATAATATACATCACTAGTACCATCATGCTCATCATGATTAAATGCTTCAATTGTACAGTACATAGAAATTGAGGTATTTGAAATTGAAATCTTACACGGCTTACCACTTGTAGCAAATCCATCTATTTTTCTTACTAGGTTATAAGGATTTGTTTCATTCGTTTCTGACCATTCATATTTTTGTGCAGGAAAAAAGCCTTCAAACGATAATGTTTGAAGGCCTCTTTTGCCTAACATATTAATTTCTCCAATTGCATTTATATTTAACGTGCTATTGTTGTATGTTCTCCCAACTTTAAATGAAGCTGGTGTTACTGGCAATACTATATTTTGTCCTGCACATGATAATGTAAATTGGCATCCTTGTGGTATTCCTTTACCTCCAAAGAAACTCATAATTGCATCAAAAAAAGACATTATACAGCTCCCTCCATTCTATTAATAGAACGTTTTTGTAATTGGTAATGAATTTGTTCTGCAATTTCAAATGTCAACTCTTCTACAGATTTTCCATCATTTCTAACATTAAGATTCGCTATATTTACATTGATGCTATTACTAGATGAACTACGTTTCCCTTGATTATATGCAGTATTCAATGACTGTGCATGCGGTATTACTTGTGCTCCACTTGGTAAGTTTACTATTTCAGCCCCTCGATCATGAATCATAGCAGGGCCACCTTTCCAGTTATCAGTCCCAGAGTATAATAACGGAATGTTTAATGGCCCAAAATGAGAGCCACCTACACCCGGCACCCAGTCTGGAATATCTACAGATATTCCATTTACACCAGAAATTAAACTATTTATTGCTGCTTTAATGCCATCTATTACCCCTGTAAATATGGATTTAATTGGTGTTACTATACCTTCAAATATTTGAACGATGCCATTCCACGCCATGCTCCAATTACCAGTAAACACCCCAACAATAAAATCTGTAATACCACTTAACACACTTGTAATCCCTGTTACAATACCTTCAATTACATTTAATGCAAAAGTAAGAATCCCTGTAATTCCTGCTACCGCTACATTAAAGCCAACTACTAATGCCCCTAATGCTACTGCAAGCGGTCCACCAATCAAAACTTTAGCTACTTTACTTACAACAGTGAAAATAACATTTAAGAAAGGAGACATTAATTGATAAATCCTACCAAATGATGTAGCCACTTGATTAATTAATTTACCAAATGCACTTGCTACTTTTGATACTATAGGTTGTACTGCAACGATAATTCGATTGATTGCACCTTTTATTATGTTTACAACACCTATAAACGATTGTCCTACTCCCTCTAATATCGGTTTTACTTTGTCAAAGTTTTTGTAAATTGCTAATCCTAACAATGCAACTACACCAATTGCAATTCCTACAGGTCCTGTCAAGACTAATGGAATTAATCTTCCTATCATTGGTAATACTCTCATCACTATACTACCAATTCCACTAAAAGCTCTGGCAATACCCTTTACAGATACTTCTAATAATTTATTATTGATACTTTGTCCACGTAATACTTTACCAACATTAGCATATGTCCGCATCAATGAGCCAATTCCACTTGTAATAGGCCCTAATATTTTAGTAAAAGCAGTAAAGCCCACAATACTAAGACCTACATCAATTGCCGTATTTTTAATAGCTGGACTTAAATTAGTAAAGTATTTAGCTAGATTACCGATTGTGTCAGCCACCTTCTGTACCCTAGGCTGCAATACATCAGCAAAGCTAATAGCTAACGCCTCTACTTTACTTTCTAAATCCTTGAATGACCCAAGCAATGTTTTCTTCATTATATCGGCTTGTGCTTTAGATGAACCTGTTGCAGAATCCATTGAACTACGCATATCATCGTATGCTTCCTTAGTAGTGTTCAATACTGCTAATAATGCAGATGTAGATTCTGTTCCTGCAATATCACCTGCCAACTTAAATTTTTCAGCTTCTGTTAGTCCTTGCATTTTAGTTCGCAATTGATCATATACTTTACCAAGGCCAATAAATTTTCCCTGTGAATCAGTAGTGACAATTCCTAGTTTTTGTAATGCTTGTGCGGCTTCTTTTGGAGGGTCTATTAATCTACTTAACATCATACGTAATGCACGGCCACTCGTTGATGCCTCAATATTGTAATTACTCATGATAGCTAATGATGTAGATAATTCTTCTACAGATATTCCTAATGCAGCCGCTGGTGCACCTGCATATTGAATTGCATTGCCAAACCCAATCATATCTAATCGTGATTTGTTAGCAGCCATTTGGATTACATCGGCCATACGTGTTGCATTCTCTGCTACATTACCTTCTTGTAGTCCCCATGTATTTAATGCGCCAGATACAATGCTTGCTGTTGTTTCCAAGTTTTCACCAGATGCAACAGATGCTTCTACAATTGATGGCAATGAACTCATAATTTGATTTGCATTCATACCGCTTGCAGCTAATCCATCCATCGCTTCCGCTGCTTGTGTAGCACTTATAGGGAAATCCGCTCCTAACTGTTTTGCAACATCTCTCAATTTAATCATTTCATCATGTGTTGCTCCTGCTTTAGCACCAGCAGAAGTAACAGCAGAATCAAAACCAACAAAAGCTTTAACAGAGGCGGCGCCTATCCCAACAATAGCAGCAGATACAGGCATTAGTGCATTACCAATTCCACTTATCCCTCTGCCTATATTCTGCAGTTTTCTACCTTGCCTATCTGCCATATTAGCAGTTGCAGCCATTTGTGAATTAATTCCAGATAATACTGATGTAACACCATCATGTAAACGCATCACCAAATCAATTACTTCACTCATCCTTTTTTCGCCTCCTCTCTGTCCTTAATTTCTTGCAACATAAAAGCACGGAGAACTACACGTTCCCCATGCCCCATTTTGTGAAATTCCGATGGCATTACATCATGATTGACATACATGTAATAGGCAAGATTTACATCACCATCGGAATATATTAGTTTTTTACTTCATTAATTACTTTTTTAATGGCTTTATCACCATATCCAGATAGAGCTAATACTTCACGTGCAATCAACTCCAATTCACCTGCTTTAAATAACTTTGTATATAATGCCTGTTTGGATGGAACTTGGAATTTTTGTAATAATTCTTTCGTTCCAAAATCTGGAGAAATAATGCCATCCGTTACAACAAACTGTAAAAATTGACTTTCATCGGCTACACCATCATCAGTAGCTAACATGCGAAGGTCTGTAATACGCTTATAACTAATTTCCTTTACTGTAACAGTAAAAGGTTCATTAAAAACTTTTGATAATCGAGTGATTTCTAGGTCCTTTTTAGCTGCCTCTTTTAATGTATCTATGTCTTTCTCCATCAATTTATCAATGATATTGCTCATCTATTAGTCCTCCACTTTATCAATCACATCAAACTCTGTAAACGTAAAGTCTACAGATTCTTCTACCAATGCGCCTACTTTCCAGTTGGCAAGGTCTAAAGAATCGAATGTAACATCATACAACGTTACAGTTTCTACACCTTTTGCATCAGGATCATCTAATTGAATTACCAATTGGCACACAGTAGCTTTACCTTTTTTTAGATTTTCAGCCATTTTACTAATCATCAAAGAAGATACTTTGTTCATAGTTAAACTGCCTGTACCTTCATAACCAACATATTTATATTGTTTACTCATTGTCTTGGCTTTTTTAACTTCTTCTTTGCTTAATTTAATTGTAGCTTTAACAGCTGTAGCTTGTGATACCAAAGAACCATCTAACCACACTTGCCCATGAGAGCCTGTCATTACCTGTTGCGCTGCAAAATTCTCCATATGTCCCTCCTATTAAATATTAATTGGTAATTGGATATCTTCCATTGCATCAAGCGGTCTTACTTTTGCTTTTAAGAATACAATCTTTTTAGTATCCAATTTTTTAACTTCATCATCACTCATTTTTGCTAATTCTTCTTTTGTGAATAAGCCATGTGATAATTGGTATGTTCGAACTGCTTCACAATCAATTTCACATGTGGAGTAATCTTTTTGTAACAATCGTTCATTTTCTAATTGTTTAAAATATCCTAAAATCGCACTAATTAGCAAACATTTGTTTTCATAATCATTTGTATATTTGCCAATGTAAGAATCTTGTGCAGTTTTTCTGATATCGTCATAAATCATATCCATAATGTCTACAATTTTGATTGTTTGATAGCCTTCTAGCTTCCCTTGGCTTGTTGTTACCAAAGAGTTCATAGCACGGCTCATTTTAAACTTTTCGCCATCATACCAAATGAAGAATTTACCTTCATTTACCATTGCATCCATTTCATCTTGAGTGTGTCTATCACAATCAATAACTTCTGCTAATGGTGCATATGTAGCACTTTGTGTCATATTTGTGCCTGCCACAAGGCCTGCAATGCGTGCAGTATATTCAGCTGGTTTATATTCACGATCAGCTGTAAACACTTTTGTGTTACCAAAATTGATTACACCTTCATAATCTGCATTAGAACCCGGCAATACCACCTTAATTTTTTTGAACTTATTTTCACGTGCTGTTTTTACCCACGTTGCAACATATTCCAATTGAGCATTTTCAATTGTTGGAATTGCTAAATAATCAAATCGTTCTGTAAGCATTGCTTTTAGTGGTTCTTGGAATCTATCAGCACCAGTTTTATCGCCACCTTGTTGCATCATATACACAACAATTTTTAATGGTGGTTTATTATACCCCTTCAATGCTTTTAAAATGTAATCCTTGTTTTTATCTGATAATTCTTCTGGAATATCATCTACGGTATATACCAAAAATGGGTTCGGTAATACTTCATGACCATTTGTTTTTGTTGCTAATTTATCAATTACTTGCTTTGTATCTTCTAAAATCAATGCAACAATCCCACGTTGGGAACGTTGAATGGCTTCAATACCAGCTTCAATAAATTTAACTACAACTGTAGGCATTCCTAATTTAGCCATTATTTATCCTCCACTTCTACTGTTAATTTAACATCACCCATTGTGATGCCTTCTTCTTTCATTTTTTCAATACGTCCTGTTGTATCCATGAATGTAATATCCATTGTAATTTGAAGAATATCATCTTCTTCTCCTACTCTATCTTGTTGAATATCATCTACATGTAAATAACGATCGCCAACAGGAAAACCCATTTGAAATAATAGTAAGAATTTATCAAACACTGTTAAATAGTGTTCTTCATCCTTATCTTCATTACTTGGAAAATATGTAGCAATAATAGTTACATTTCTTTTAATGAAATTCTTTGTTTGTATTTCTGAACTCATTAAAAGTTTTACAAAAAAGCACGGCATAGTGAATTCTTCTAAAACTTCATCACTATATACCGTGCATCCATATTCTTCATGTATTTTCTTTGCTAAAGCTTTCCATATTGCCACTTGTGTTAATCGGTTAGCCATCTTTTATTTTCTTCCTCAATATTTTAAACATGTGTTCACCAACAGCTGTTCTTATATCATTTCGATTTTTTTCAACCGTCCTTTTAAAGAAAAACGTTCCCTGTTTGAATCCTTTTATTTTTCCATGCATAGTTTTCATGACATGCCCACGCTCTACTAAGTGAAAATGAGGTGATGTATTCCGTAAAGTTGCTTCTAGTGTTCTACTACTGCTGCCATTAATAGTCATTTTCCAACTTTTTGAAATTTTCCGTTTTCTCCCTTTACCTACAGGTGATGCGCTTACTAATTCTTTTTTCATTCGATTAGCTTCTTTACGCATCGCTTTTTCTGTTTCTATAGGATACTCTTTAATATATTTATCCAATCTCCCCATGAAGGTTTTAATATTCATTATTTCCCTCTTTTATAGATATGACACATCAATTCTAATTTTGTATGTTCTTCATATGGATCAATTACAGTTTTAACTTTGTAGACTACATCCTTATATTTAATTAGCACACCATCAGTTATTCCAGTTCTATATCTGATAGTAATTTTATATAATTCGTCTACTTTTTCTTTATACATTTCAAGATATTGCCTGCCACGCAATGGCTCTATCCTTGCCCAGATTCTATTAGGTATCAACCTAACCAGTTGTTGTTTAGTTATTCCATCGTGTTCAATATCTTGATACGCTAGTACTTCAATTCTTTTCGTCAACCTTCCGATTCCATCCATGTTTAGCATTTTATGTCTCCTCACTTGGATAATTCTTAGATAATGCAATATGGCGAATTAATGGCCCTAGCGTAAATGGCAAATCATGTACAAATGTTTTAGATGAGGTTGCTTCCCTATTTTCGTACCAATGAGCAACCATATATTGTACGGCTCTACGATATAGTGGATCGTCAATATATGGTTTCCCAGTCATTTGCTCAATGTACGTGATAGCGGCATTTATAGATTCCTCAATAAATACATCATCTTCTGTAATATCTTCATCTATTCGTAGGTATAGTTTTACATCCGCTACCGTCAACATATATTACACCTATGCTTTCTTAGCTAATTTAACCAAAGAATTTGTATCAACAGGCTTACCATCACAAATCATTGTAGATTTACGAACAATATCATCTGTTTCATTATCTTCATATGTTTTTACACCAATTTGATAGTTAGTGTTCAATGCATAATCCTCAAAACGATAAATGAACGCTACAATATCACCAACTGCAGCCGCATCAAGGTTTTTAAGATAAGGTACAATCAATACGCCACGGCCAAGAATAGAACGTTCTGGTTTCCCACCCATGCCATAGTTAACACGTGCAATTGGTTGACCATTCTTATCTGTCATGCCTGCAATATTCATGAATGTTTTCTTTGTCATTACCCATACAGAACCTTCTTCGTATTCAACAGGCAATTCAGCTTCTGCTTTAACTAGTGTTGCATAGTCAAAGTCTTTAACATCCAACTTCGCACCAGCTGCTGCATCTTTTAAAATCCCTGTTGGCTGACCATTACCTGTACCATTGATAATTGCATTTTCAATTGCTTTTACCATGGCTTTAGATACATTATTGGAAATCATATTTTCAAAAGCGGATAATGCCATTACAGATGTTTCCAAAGAAATGGATACACGGCATTGTAATTTAAAGTGGCCGAACTGAATGTTCCCAAGCGTTGCTTTTTGACGTTCAGAGCCTTTACCTTCTGCCACCCATGTTGCTACAGGCATTACATTATTTGTAGGAATAGCAAGACCAGATTTAAAGTTTGTATTCGTAACTAATGGTAATACCATTCCAACGCTTTCCATTTTTTGAACAATCTTGTTCAAAACTGTTGGTGGAATTACTGCGCCAATATCTGTAGTTAATGTGTTTTCATTTTGACGTAATTCTGCAGGAATTGGTGTGTTATTCATTACATATTGCATGAATGCATTACGGTATTCCATGGAATCAAATACTTCTGCACCTTGTGTACGTTGTTCTGCTACAGGTACAGACACTGTAGTAGCAGTAGGAACAGTATTCAAGATTGCAGTTCTACGTTCTAGTTCTGTTTCTTCTGCTTCCAATGCACGTAATTCTGTTTCAATTTCATCAAGATTCAAGTTAAGCTGTGTTGTATCTTCCAACATTGCACGTAATTCTGCTCTACGTTGTCTAATTTCTTCCAATCGATTCATATTTTTTCTCCTTATTTAGGTAATAAAAAAACACGCTTATAGCGTGTCAAATACTTTTATTATGTCATAGCTAATAATGTTAGCCGTTTTCTTTTTTCGATATCTTCATATCTTTTATATTCCCCATTTGCCCTAGCACTAACTGATGTGCCTTTATATGCAGAGTTATCTACAATAGATACATCGTATACCGCTTTTACTGATTTAATTTTTCGTGTGTATATTTTATTTTCTCGGTCAATCTCTTCTTCTTCACCATTCACAATAAAGGCGAATGACATTTTGTTTAGATCACCACGTTTAATTAAAGAATACACATCATTTCCAATCGAAGTGTCTGCTACATCACCTGTCAATTTCAATCCTTTTTCATCAACAGTTAACTGCAATGTTCCACTAGCGGTTCTGGCAAATAGCATACCGCCATGATTGTAATTCAATACGCATTGACTAAAATCAGTATTATCAAATGCGCCCGGTAAAATCACTTCACGATATTCATACCCAGTATATTCAGATTTCCAAATTAGCGTTTCTTCATTAAACACTGCAGCATATCCTTCTACTGTTCGTGTTTGAATATCATCAGTATCATTCTGTATCGCTTGCACCGTCATCATTCGGTGTTCCATTTTTCGGTTCTTCCTCATTTGTATCACCTCCTTTCGATGCATTTATTTGATATTCTGAAAGGTCTTTATACTTAGCGAAGTTTAAACTTACAAGACGTTCATCTCCACCTTCAACACCTTCATAACCAAAGATTTCACGAATTTCATTTACTGTAACAGCCCCTGTAGGCAATAGCGTTTGACAAATTTTAATCCTACTTGCTACAGACATATAAGATAATCTATTGCTTTCAACTATCACTTCATTTCCATGTCCCTTTTCGCGGCTCGTAAACAGTTTTTCTGTAAATTCCTGCGTTAATTTAATAGCAATTGGTTCTAATACAGATTCATAAAACGCTATATATTCATCTTCTGTGTAATTACCACTTACAATCTTTTCATTCAAACCAAAGTGCTTATACACCATGTCTCTTGCAAAATCCATTTGACCTTTATTAAAGGTGCTGATAGTTGTTGTTAACTGTTGAAATGTTGCTTTATTATCCAACGTAGCAATCCCACTACCATTTGCATTTGATACATAACGATCAGTAAACTTCTTCCATAGTTCCTGTTGGTCATCTTCACGTACTGTACCCTCAAAATTGATAATCCCACGTAACGAGTTACCATTTTTTACAGAGTTTATAATTGCAGCCTTTACTGCATGCAATAAATCCAAGTCCTCTTTTAAGGCTCTTGAGTTATCTTCACCAAATAGCTGATGACTGTTAAAATGCCGTTTAATATGAATAACCGCATCATACAGTACAGTCATACTTTTGCCATTAATAAATTGGAATTTAACATATAAATTGCTATCCTTATCCACTTTAACTTCTACACTTCCAAAGTCTAATGGATATAGGCCCTCAATCACGCCATTTACATCACGTTTTACATAAATAAATGCGTTATTGTAATTGAAATATTGTGCAACTACTTTTTCTAAAAATTCACTTGCCGTCATAAATGGATTTGGCCTTGTTCCCAATATGTGGTTAATAGATATAGAACCTTGTACTATTCCATCACTTGTTCGTCTGATATGTTTAAGCTTCATTTTACCTAAATGTCTAGCAATCGTATCTGTACAGTCTCTAAATGTGGTATCTGTATATGGCACTCCACTAAAAGGGGTAAATACATTCGTATATCCATCTAAGAACTCTGCCCCAGTTAAATTAGCTTTATCAGTATTTCCAAATCCAAATATTTTATTAAAGATATTTCGATAGTTCATTATCTCACCTCCTTTCTTAAATTACATTGTGGTAATCTTCTTGATTCCGTTCATACTCAACATATGCATCCAACATAGATGCAAATCCATCAATTCTTTTCTTTGCATGAATGGATTTAGTTGGCTGAATATTGCCATTACGATCTACATCTATTTCCACATTAGCCATACACCATTTCAATATTGGATTGTTATCATAGTTGATTAATTTTGCTTCCAGTTCTGCGCCCAATGCTTTCATTGGTCCGCTCAACGTTTTCTTACCTTGAATGACTGGATTCATTACAGATCGCCCAAACTCTGATTTCATATCTTCTACAAAATATGTAGCACTCCACCCGTCATACCCACATTTATATAAGTAAATATCATCTTCCGTTTGTCTTTCTTTAAACCAATCAACAATTAGCCTATAGTCAATTCTATTGCCCGGTGATTTCCGTATAAATCCTCTTTTATACCACACATCATAAGGTACTTTATCCTCTTGTACTCTTTTTTCAAATAAATCTTCTGGTATCCAGTACATTTGCTTGATGTATTTTACAGGGTCATTAGGTATCATGAATAACAATGTGGCGCATGTTAAGTCTGTAGTTGCTGATAAGTCTATTCCACCTATCCCATATCTTGGTTTTAATTTAGCAATATCGTATGTTGCTATATTGTTTAATTGTTCAAATGTTAAAAACGCCTCTGATGATGTTTCACGAACATTAAAGTCCTTTGTTAGTAGATTTGTAACATGAATAGGATTATTTTGTGCTGATTTAACTTTTTCAGCTAATTGGCTAATGCTTTTTATTGTTCCTAGTCCCGGATTAGCTTTTGCCCAACAATTAGGATCTGTCCATTCCTTTCTACTATCTAACTCATAAATTATTGGTAAGATACGTTCATTTTTATAACCTTGCTCATCATCATACCCATCTACAATTTGGCAAGCCTCATCATATTTAATATCGTAAATATTTTCACGAACTGTACCAGCAGTACTAGTAATAATGGTTAGTGGTTGTTCACGTGCGCTCATACCATCAACGATTACATCATACAAATTCTTATCCTTGATAGCATGCAGTTCATCAATCAATGCTCCATGAACATTTAACCCATCAAGATTATTAGAATCTGATGCAAGCGGTACAAACTTTCCATCATTTACATCACACAAAATTCTGTTAACACGAATATGACAAACTTTATTAAGCGACTTACTTTTTTTTATCATTTTAGCCGCTTCATCCCATATAATTTTTGCTTGGTCACGCTTTGTTGCAGCACTATATATTTCAGCACCCATTTCACCATCCGCAACCAATAAAAAAAGGCCTATTGCGGCCGCTACAGTGGACTTACCGTTTTTACGTGCCACTATCAATATGAGTTCTTGATATTGCCTTGCTTTTGTATCCTTATCAACAAAGCCAAATAATGCAGCAATCATTGCTTTTTGCCATAATTCTAAGATTACTGGTTTTCCTGCCCACTTACCTTTAGAATGTTTGCAAAACAGCTCAATGAAATCAATTGCAACTTCTGCCCTGTCTTTATCATAGATATATTGACTTGGGTTTTCTAACTTATCGACTAAATGCTTATATATCCTACGAACACGATCAGATACAACTATTTCACCATCAATGATTTGGTTATAGTATTCTCTGATTGGGTTCATCGTCTAACACGTTCCATAATAAACTTCTTAAATCCTTCATCATCATCTTCATTTTTAGTCTGTGGCAATTCGCTCAACAGTACTTTTATGATGGCAATATAGTTTTTCATCAACGTGTTATATGCCTTTGATTCAGTCGATTCTTTTTTACCAAATTGATTGTTTCCATTGCAATATTCTTCCACAAATCCTACTTTTTCTAATTGAATTTGTAGTTCATCTAACTGCATTTCCATGTGTACAGCTTGCTCAATTGATTTTCTAATCAACTTTTTCTTTTCTTGTGGAAGTTCCTTGAAAATCTTGTTATATTCTGTAATTCTCTTCTTTTTTATTTTTTCTTTTTCTTCATTTGTCAACTCCTATCACTCCTTTGTTAACCACACCCCTCACATGTGCGACCTGCGTTTTAAACGAAACTGCTGCCCCGGTGTAGAAAAAAAATATTTTCTGTATAAAAATATGGGGGGGAGTTAATCGTTATCATATTCATTATCATTTACCGCAACTAAATCGCCCATCTCATTAAATATCAAATCACGTGTAGGCTTAATCAATAGACTTGCACCGCTAGTAATTCCATTTGGTACTGCCAGCGCATCTAGTTCTGCATGTATTGCGTTATGGCATTCAATACACAAGAACATAAGGTTATCCCATCCATAAGCAACTTCATCATTATTAATATTATTGGGGTTTAGAGGTTTTTTATGATGCACTACCCAACGTTGTCTAGTTCCGTCAACCTTGTTTGCGCTTTTTAACCCATGGCATCTTTCACATATATATAATTTTGATTCTGCATATGCTTTTGCGCATCTTCTCCATCTATATGAATTATAGAAGTTTTTAGAATACTCCTTTGCCATTTTTTATAAACCCATCCCTTTTTTCTAGGCTACTAAATTTTATACCTCATACCCCATGGCTTTCCTATTAATAGCATATACTTCATCATATGTAATACCTTCACGCTCTGCTACTTTATTTAAGCAATCATCTTTTGTTGGATGTTGTCCACTATGTGTATTGATATGGCATTGTGTACATAGTTGGATTAGATTTTCTCTAATATCACCGCCACCACTTCCACGTGTATTAATATGATGCGGTTCAATGTTTGTCCTTTGACCGCAAATTTCACATCGTGTAGAGCGTATCTCATTAATTGTTTTCTTCGATATAATTCTTTTGTGCTTCATATTTCCTCTTATAAACCAAAAAGGACCGCATCATATCGTGTTATGCGACCAATTATGATGAAGTCCTTTTAGGGTATGTAGTTTTTTAAGGAGACTTGACGTGTTCAACCCGTTCATGCCCACATACAGTATCTCATATATAGAGTGTCAAATAATAGCAACCTTTTTATAAATTTCCTCAAAATTTTTGATTGCTCTTTTATGTAGATTATGAACATTCTGCCTTGAACAATCAATTAGTTCTGCTACCTTTTCCCATGTACATCCATTAATGTACCTATCTACTAATACCGTCCTTTGTTTTGTACTGCGAATTTGATTGATCATAAACCTTGCTCGTTCTCTCTCTTGTAGGTATGTACTCCATTCTTTCATAATCTCATCTGTAACCGCATCAAGGTTTGCAACTTTATCTGCGATGGTTATTGGTTGACCGCCACTAATTCTTTCCTTGCTATAGTCAATTGCTTGTAGGCTCATTATATCCTGTCGCAATCTAAATATCTCCCTCTCCTTACATCTAATGTTCAAATCGGTATCTCTGATTTGAATTAAATATTCCCTTCCTGTCATCGACTAATATCCCCTTGCTTATCAAGATATTCTTCCCATTCCTCAAGAGAATATATTTTTATATTTCTTGCATTAGCATAAGCCCATTCTCCAATGCATCCTTTTGAGTGTTGCCAATCTCCACATAATATTAATACTGAACACTTTTCCAACATATCTAAACAAATTTGTAATCCCTTAGCATACTCTTTTTCAAAATATAACATAGAAAAATTATGTAATGGAGATAGATATACATTATTTCTATCTTTTAATACTAACTCTTTCATAATTTTATCTATTGCCATCTGATTACTATTTATGACATCATCACAATTTATTCCATTTGTGCTACCAAATGGATGCGCTACATATATCAATCTCCCATTCATTATTGTGTTACTCCTTTAGCTTGTAGATCATTAACATGGAATACATGGCTATCATCCGCATCAATTGCATCTATTGCCTCTTCTATTTCTGTGTTTTCAAAAAGTTTTCCTTGCGCTCTTTCCCCTTGAACAAACATAACCACTTCTTTTAGAAACTCCATGATTATTTTATTTTCACTCGTTCCTACTGGTAGCCATTCACTTACTACTTTACATAAGCTACCTGCTTTATTTTCTAGACCCCCAGTTACTTTTACCTTATCAATCAATGTATCATCATGTTTGTTATATTTAACTCCCATGCCTACCATGTAATACATGTTGGCTGAAAACTTAAATGTTGGAAACCATTGTAAAAATATTTCTTTCATTTTTTCGTATTGACGTATCATTTCTGGCCTGTACAGGTCTTTTGTTTTTAACTGATACGTTTCATCACATCTGCCGTTATGTTTCATATATGTTACTTTGGTATATTCTCCAAAAGATATGCTTAACACTCTAATCATTTTACAATCCCCTTAATGCACGTTCTTTTGTTCGCCTTGCTTGTAATAATTGTTTTTGTTGCTTTTCTTCACATTCCCATTCACCACATATCGTCTTGTTTACTCGATTTGTATAGAACTTCTTTCCACACTGAATGCAATATCTTGTGTACTTATATACTCTCTCCATTCGTTCTTTATTCTCTTTTTCTACTTGCTTTTTAGTCTTGCGTGGTACTACAGGTTTCCCTGCCATACAATCTGGACACCATGTATTATGATCTATTGGTGTATATAGCCTATCGCACCTATGACATTTTCTTTGCATCGTTTGCTCCTATTTATAATTTCCGTTTGAATCGATATAATCACCAATTCTATATAGTTCTGTTTCTTTCACTAAATATGCGCTATATCCATATCCATGTGATTTTTCCCATTTTCTAAATACTTCTGTCAATTCTTTGCTTAATTCACATAGATGTTCTTGCTTTACCTTTTTAAAATATACAAAATCACATTCAGCAAATTCTTCAGGTAAGTCATTATCTAGAAGATCATAAATTACACGCTCACCATCTACTTCTGGAACATAATAGTATGGATGCCCTATTTCTACGTAATCATCCAATACCTCTTCTTCTAAATATTCAACATTGTTCTTATCATCCCAACAATAGCTTTCATAGTAGTTTAAAAAGTCATCAATAGCCTCTTCAATGCTGCTTTGTGGACTACCAGCATCACCATCGAAACTCCAACAATACTCGTTTTCATTTTTCACTAACATTTGCGCCACCTCAATCCCTTACTGTGCATCCGTACTTTGCTTTTCGCATCTTATGTTTTATCGTTCTCACATTGTCCCCTACATATCTATATGTATCAATTTCTTTGTATCTCTCTTTATTTTGCTCATCTAGCTTTCTTCTATATTCTAAATAGCTTTCACATTTGCCATGGCAAGCTACTTCTCTAAACTTGCACCCTCTGCATGGTACATCCATAGTTTCCTCGCCCATTGATTAAATTTACGGTTTACCTTGTAAGCGTTTCTTTTTATGCTTGTAGTTTGTAATTTATCAGAAGGATTTATCACGTATCCCCAACGTGGTATGAATATCCTTTTCCCTTCTTTAGTCCTGCACTTTACAATATGATCATGTGCTTTGCATACATTCCTGTATCTATCATTCATGTTCATACCCCTCTAATTTATTTCCTATTACTTTTGCATTTCCGTTATTTATAACAAATGCTAAATCAAAATCTAGTACCGCATCAGATTGTTGATGATTGATTGCTTTGCATCGCCATTGAAATTTATCTGTACTGTAATATACTTCCGCTACCAATGGAGTTCCTTGTACTGATTTACAATCAAACTCTATATGGTCCTTTTCGTATATCCTCTTCCCTGTGATGTCTTTAGCTTCACTTCCTCTACATAGTGTTCCATCTGTAATTGGTATCCATGCATAGTTATCATTTTGTATTGCCAACAATCTAATTTGTGAGTAGCTTTGCTTTATTTCATCACTACTCACCCATTCTGTTTTATTTGTTCCTAATCTAAGGCCTTTATATATGAGCGGTTTCATGCTACCTCCTCACATATGGCTTTAATACCACGTTTTTTTAATAACTCATGTATCATCAATCTGCCTTTTTGTGTCCATCGTGTTGATACTTTACTTTCTAATCTTCCATCTGAAGTTATATATGTATGTGTTTTTGTTTTTGTATATCCGTTGTGCATTAGATCACTATACAAAATCCATTGCCCATTTACATTACGTTGAATATGGTCATCATGTAGTATCTTATTTAACGCTATGGCACTTAATCCATAATCTGCAGCAATCTGTGTTACAGTCATTGCATTTTGTGAACTTAGAATTTTATCAACATAATCTATCTTTGGTTCATATTCTGCAATCTGTTGTTTCTGTTGCTCTATGATTGCCTTTGATTGATTATGGGCCTCTACTTCATCAGCATATAACCTCAATGCTTCTGGTAATGTCTTTGGAATGTTTAATTCATAACTACCAGTCTTTCTAATTTGTGGTAATACTTCACTAGTTACCCACCTTTTAAATTTCTTCGCACTTGGCATCTTTGATTTTAGTATTAGCGAATATAATCCAGATTCATTGATAAGATATGTCTCTCTGTTTTGACCTGTATCGGCAATTTGCCAACGCAGCTTATCTTCTTCATCAATGTGTTTTCTGATTGCATCTGCAGTATCTTTATATCCCAATGCATTTGCTACACTCTTGGCCACAAAGTACACTTCATTTTCAATAGTAATGGTCCTTAGTTCCCCAAACTCATTACTACTAAAAAGTGTTGTTACTTGATTCATAACTTCGCCCCCTATCGGTTTTGAACACGTACTGGATTATAAGCAGGACAATCTTTACATTCTTCCTTTTTTAGCCAATATATAGTACCTGTTGTTTTTCCCTTAAATAGCTTTATTGATGTTTTTCTTTTAGGACATGAATCTTTTACCCATAATGCTCCACTTTTAGAAGGTCCAAACGAATGACTACATACTTTCTTTGGTCTACCTCGTTTCATTATTGTTTTCTCCTAAAATGGAATTTTTTCATCTTCATCAAAATTATTGAAATTACTTTGACTTTCATTTTGTTTAAGTCCATATGTAAGGTTTTGCGCTACTACTTCGGTTACGTAGCGCTTCTCTCCTTTTTTATCTTCATAGGATCTAGAACGTAACTCACCTGCTACGGCTACAAAATCACCTTTACGTAAACCGCTGTATAATTCCGCATCAACCCAACACACAATATTGTGATAGCTTGTGCTTTGTACTTCATTTACGTATTTATTTGTTGCCATTCTAAATGTAAGTACTGGCTTACCTGTTTTTGTATATCGTAGTTCTGCATCGGCTACTACATTACCGCTTAAAAATACTTGATTTATATTTAGCATATGCTTCTCTTCTCCATTTCTCACATTCTTTATTAATTATGTATAGCGATGCTATCGCCATTCCTAGTATTCCCCCTAGAAATATGCCTAATCCTAGTAGCTCCACGTGTTACCTCCTCAATCTTTATCAATCTGTAAAATCTATATGGATATCCTTCATCAGATACTGATTCAACTATGCTATCTGTTTCTACGTAATATCCTTTAGGTGGCTGAATGTAATCTCTCCATTCGCTTGGTTTTAGAATTTCCGTTTTTACTTTCGGCTTTTCTAAATTCTTGCTACTATTCCATCTACGCTTAAATGCATCTTCTTTTTCTGAATAACATGCACTCCTTTTTTCTTTTACAAAATAACTTGCCAATCTAATTGCATCTTCTGCCCTACCTTGATACAACATCAGCTTATGCATACCATGTGGCCAAAGTTCATTGATTTCATCTGAATACAATTCAGCATTATTGATGATCATGTGAAAGTGGATTCTTGTTTTTCCCTCTGCAATATAGATGTACTTTAATTCCTTACCCAGTTTTTTATATCTACGTTTTAACCGTCTCATAAAATTCTGCATATCTTTCTTTGCATCTTCCCATGTAGCTGGCTGTTCTTTATATGTAAGAGTAAGATAACAATCATTTGTATTGAAATTGTTATCAATCAACATACGCAGCATTGCTTCTGCTTGTTTTTCATTTTGCTTTTTCATGGCTTCTGGTGTGATGCTTTTCTTTTTCACACGCTTGCCATTCTTTCTGTATGTTCTTGATGTATGATGATCAAGTACCTCTATCATATTTTTAGATATGACTTTTTTTCGCTTCCTCATAGTAATTACTCCCATGGTCGATTTGTTAATATGTTATATCTAGTTAATTAGGAAACACCGACTTTATCGGTATTTCCTAGTATTAGCACGCCATGTATGATATAATTACATTAGGTTTGGTGCGTAATTTACGTACATGAATTGGCTGCTTTAATTAGTGGCCTTTTCTTTTTGCCTTGGATACTTGCAATGCATGTCCCCTTTTTCAACTTCTAAATACTGACATGCATCGCAATGTTCCATACATATAGCCCCTTTAGCCTGTCTACAGTAAATGTAGGCACGGCTTTTTTTATTTTCTTCATTACAGATTGCACAATATGGTTTATTCATTTAATTCACTCCATATGTTGTACCTAACTGATTCCATTAGTGATATATCACCTTCTCGTATAGGACCATTCCCTGTGATTCTAATATTCCAACCATCTTGTTTTTGTTTTAGAAAAATAATTCTTCCATTTCCTAGAATTGAAAAATTTAGTAGTCCACCTTTTCTGTTATAAGTTATTGAACTAATCTTTTCTCTTAGTAGTTCTATCTCTTCCTCATTGAACTTTAGGTATCTTCCTAGCAGCGTAAGCCCTCTTTCTTTTGTATTCATGTTTCATCACCCCCTTTAATGTGCTTAACAGGAATATGATTGCCCCTGTTAGTATCATCATTAAAACGTTTAATAATATATTCCAGCCATGTAGGAACTCTATACCTCCACATAGTCCTAGAATCATTACCAATAACACCAACTGAATATTGGTGATAATGTCTAGCTTTGTTCTCATTGTTATGCCCCCTTTAACCACTTCATATTCTGGCCCTTCATCCAGGCTTCGAATTTATCTACATGAACCAGCGTTTGTTGTGGTCCTAATTGTAGGCATATATCATTAAACTTTCCTTCATTGCGGATCATATCTACTCTTCTGTAGATATACATTTTGCTGCGTCCCCATATTTTAGCCAGTGTACTAATAGGAACATACTTTGGTTGAACACTTTCCATTCTATTAATCCTTTCTTATTGCTATAATTATTTAAAAGGAGGTCTTTTATGAAACCCACTAATGACTTATTTAAAAAATCCGAAGCTATTAGTAATGCCATCCAAAAAAATATGGGGATTATGAAAGCATTACCGATTTCTAATTTTCAGTTATCGCAAAAATCTATTGAACAAGAGTATTTAAACTATAAAAAAGAACTTGAGTCCTTTGATTTACACGCTCATTATCTAACCAATGAAAATTTAGAGAAATTAATATTATTCATTAATAGGAAGTCAAAAACTTATGCTGAATTAAAAGCAGAAGTATCCATATTGAACGATGCAACTCTCCAATTGTATTTATCCAATACTCCAGAAAAGAAAGTTGAACCACCCTTTTATTCTGTTGATCGTATATCAGCAATCTCTAATACTACCTCTCTAATACAGTCCTACTTTAAACTTGTAACTATACCAAAAGATTTTTTTGCCCCTTATTATTTTGATGATTCTGATGAATTTCAACTAACCGTGTCCGGTTTAAATTTTTTGCATCAGTTGGAAAAAGAAAATCATGCATTACAGCTTGCAGAAGAAAGTCTTCGTATTTCAAAGAAATCTGCTAAATATGGTAAATTTGCTGCATGGTTAGCTGGCATTGGTATATTTACAACTATAATAATTGCAATATTATCCTTTATATTCTCGTAATATTTAGAATCGTTAGGATTACTGCAATAACAAACATTCCCAAATTAACTCTTGTGCAATATCTTATGTCTTGTAATTTTTCCTCTAGTGATTGGTCTTTGTTATATTTCAAAGCATTAAAATATCTAAATACAATCCACTTTTTTTGAGCCACATCATGTGGCTCTTTTTTATTGATATTTGTTTCCCCTCCTTCTTCGGTCTTGTTCCCAAGATTATCCATGTGTCTCTGTAATGGGGTTTTCATTTATTCCTCCTTTATATTTCCTTTCCAGTGCTATAATTACTCTGAAAGGAGGTGTTCATAATGAAACGTGACTTAGATTTAATTCGAAATATATTGTTTACTATTGAAAACTCTAATTCTATTGATGCATCTCTAACTTTAAACGGCCTGTCAAAACTGCATCAAAACCAAGAGCTTATTCTTTATCATGTTTTTCTTCTAGATGATGCAGGATTTATTATTGGTATAATCGATGAAACTGCGCCTTACATTTCCATTACTAGATTAACGAACGAAGGTCATGATTATTTAGATACAATTCGTGATGATTCTATTTGGAAACAAACTAAAAACACTCTTAGTAATATTAGTGGTTCAGCTTCTCTTGAAGTTGTCAAAGTTATTGCCTCAAAGCTTGCATTGACTTTTCTTGGACTTTAAGTTCATCCAAAATTACTTCATCAATCATATTAACTATCCTTTTATATTTTGATTTTTCACATGGATCATAATGTATTACTTCTTTAATAAGGTTCTTAGCTTCAATCAACTTAACAATTCGCCTTTGACTAACCTCTTTTCGCATTTCATTCATTAATGCATTACCATTCTTTTCCATTTGTGTTTCCTCTTAACTATTTAGATTAAATCCTGTTGAGCAAATCATTTATTGGTTTGCTCTTCTTTCATATAATCATCTATCATAATGATTGAGCTGATATATGTCTTTACTGCATGTGAACGCAATTGTTCATCTACATCATCTTTATGTGGGACTGTTAATATCTCTTTTAGTCTGTTTTTAATTAGTTCTTTAATTTCTTTCATTTGTTTCTCCTTTGTATCTCCATCCCTAGTGTTATAATTACTCTGAAAGGAGGTGATTATAATGTCTGGTGTTTATCGAACTGCACAAATTTGTAAAAATGGACATGTTATTACATCTAATACCAATAACACTGCGCACCTATCTAATTTCTGTCCTGAATGTAAAGCTGAGACTATTTCTGCTTGTCCAGAATGTAATACCCCTATTCGTGGTAAATATGATGCTTCTGGTGTCATGGTCATTTCATCCTATACACCACCTAAATACTGCCATAATTGTGGACATCCATTTCCTTGGACTGAAAGCACTTTAAAGTCAATTTCAGAACTCCTAGATATGCAAAATCAGCTAACAGAAGATGAAAAACAACATTTTATGTCTTATTTGCCAATCATCTTTACTGAAACTCCTCAATCCGAAGTAACAGCTTTAAAACTAAGATTATTGTTTAATAAGCTACCGTCTGAAATCGGTAGTTTAGCCAAAAATGTTATTACTGATGTTATCTCTGAAAGCATTAAGAAAATTCTTTTCCCTTGATGCTTTCAATTAACAACTTGTAACCTTTGCATTCATCAAAGCCACAATTGTATTTTTTCTTTAACACCCAACAATCACATACTTCTTTTAATTTCGCCCCACAATGTTCGCAGAAGTTTCCATCAATTACTTCCACATTACATTTGGGGCATTTTACTTTTTCTCTTTCATTTGATTGCACCTCTCCTGACTTGTCGCATATTATGCGACTACATTGGTAAAAAAAATATCATTAATATCTTCATACGTTAATGATAGTGCTTTAGAAATTTTCTCTACATCCTTTACAGTAAAATTTTCCCCAGATTTATTGAGTTTTCTGTAAACTGTAGATTTATCAATACCAATGATATTAGCTAGTTCAATAATAGAAATATCTTTTTCTACTAACTTCGCTTTTAGCTTTCTAATGTTTACCATTTCTGTTCCCCTCCTTTTTCGTTTGTCGCTTATATGCGACTTCCTTCAACTAGATATTACCCCATTGAAAATTGCATGTCAACAACTTATTTCGCACTTTATGCGAATTTATGTTTTGTTTAAAATTATTTGTTGCATTTTTGCGAATTGTATTGTATTATGTAATCAAATAGAAAGTGAGGTTTTCATATGAGAATCGGAGAACGTATTAAACAACGTAGATTAGAACTAGGCTATACTGCAGATGCATTAGCTAAGTTATTAAACAAAAATAGAGCCACTATATATAGATATGAAAATGGTGATATTGAAAATATGCCAATTGATGTGCTTGAACCTTTGGCCAAAGCATTAAATACTACACCAGCATATCTAATGGGTTGGCAAGAACCGCATCAACCAAATGAATCTATTATATCTGACCAAGCTGAAGGTTACTATGTAGATCCTGAAACCGCTGAATTTGCGGAATATCTACGTACACGCCCAGAAATGCGTATATTATTCTCTGCATCACGTGGCATTTCCAAAGAAGATATGGAAGAAACCGTGAAGTACATCGAATATTTGAAGTCTAAACATAATAAATAATACTATTAGGGGTTGTTAGTGTGATTGTAAATATAATTGAATGTGATATTCCTAATGTGAAAGCTGTTACATCTACAGGGGAAGATGAAGGTGTTCACAATATTTATATCCGTAAAAATATGTCTATTGAAGATATGAGAAAAGAAGTTGCTCATGAATTATTACATATCATCAATGAAGATTTCCATGTTGACCAACATGTTAACCTCATTGAACATATGGTAAGACGGAAAGAACTTACTGATGATATGTTAGAAACTATTGATTTTTATCATCATGTATTGTAATAATTACTAAATTGTCACTTATTTGTCCTTGACAAAATACTAATTATGCGTTTTTGTTATACACTCATATGTTGTATTATTTGTCAAATCTGATATACTATAGATAGTGAATTGACTTCAACGCTACGGGCGTTGGTCACTAAGGCGCTATCTACGGATAGTGCCTTTTTTATATATCGGAGGTTTTATTATGGCATACGATAAGCCATTTTTAGATTTGGATAAACAAATAGATTTATTAAAATCACGAAATCTAATTATCTCAGACCGTGAACATGCAAAACAAATTATAATGACCTCATCTTACTATGATTTATTCAATGGATATAAGTCTGTTTTTATGAATCCAGATGATACTTTTAAGCCAAATACGGCTATCGAGAGTATATCTATTTTTTCTTTTATAGATAAAGGTCTACAATCCGTCACAATGAAGTATAGTTTAATGGTCGAAACTTTATTTAAGACTAGATTAGCACATGTTATTTCAGAACATTTAGGAGTGCATCAAGATGATTACTTGCATGCACATCATTATAAACAAAAAATTCATGGATTGACCTTTCAAAACGTAAAACAAGAAATACAACAACAGCTTAACTTGAAATATGCAAAACAACCTACTAAATATTATTTGAAGCATCACAATCATGTGCCCGCATGGATATTATTTAAAAATATCTCTTTTGGTAGCGCTATTAATTTATTTAAATTTCTAAATACGAAACATAAAATAGCTGTCGCTAATACATTACTACCTACCAATGCCATTTCCGTTAAAGATAAAATAGAGCTTCTTGTAAATACATTAGAAGCAATAAGGCGATTCCGAAATTGTGCAGCACATAGCTTAAACTTTTTTGGCTGTAGATCTATTTACAATATTCCTGGTAATGTTTTATATAATCTTTTACCTAAAGGAGTTTTAAAAAGAGAAAAAGGAGAAATAACAAAAACTGATAAGAAAGCGCTAAGAGGTTTATATGGTGTGCTTATTATGATGGTTTTATTATTAAACGATACACTTCTAATTACATCTTTAATTTACGACTGTAGAAATGTTTTTAGATCTGCAAAAAGCAGTGATATAGCAACACAAGCAATTATTGATTTCCTGAACGAATTAAACAACAAATACAAACAAGCAACAGACCTTCCTATAGACTTTGAAGATAAGTTAGAACTTATTAATCAATCTATTACTAAATAAAAAATGCCCCCTATTCTGCGCCAACAGAATAAGGGGCCATGATACACCTAAGAGGTATACCACATCAACTTACTATATTATACCATACCTCTTAGGCTTATTTCTTATACCATTTTTTAGCCTAGGAGGTATTTTTCATGTGGTGTGAAACCGTAACTACCAAAGCTGGTATTACTAAGTATAAGTTTCAAGAACGTTATATAGATCCATATAGCGGTAAAACAAAAAGAATATCTGTTACCTTAAATAGTAATAGTAGGCAAGCCTACAAAATCGCACAAGCTGAATTACAAAATAAAATTGACTTGGCCACTAATACAGATATTGCAAAAGATATGACATTGAATGATGTTGTATCTGAATATTTAGAATCAAAGCGTGCATTTAGAAAATCATCTACACAATATAGTATGGATAATCTACACAAACAGATTATGAAATGGTTTCCTGCTGATATATTACTTTCTAAACTTTCACCATACATTATCCAAAGCACATTTGATAAATTCGCTTATCAGTATTCCTACAATTATACAAAACTGGCCCTTAGTCTTATTAGACAATCATTAAAATACGCTAGGCGCATGGAATATATTCGTGATATTTCATTCTTAGACAATATTGAATTACAAAAGCCAGTAGCGGATGTAGACCGCATCAAAAAACAACGTTCTAAATTTCTAACTAAAGATGAACTAAAAGATTTACTTGCACAATTGGATACTATTAATCATCATGTATCCTTACTATGTGAATTTCAATCTTTAACTGGTCTTAGATTTGGCGAAATGGTAGCGTTACGCACTCAAGACTATGATAAAGAAAATGCTGAAATAGATGTAAACGCTACTTTATCTAATCGTGGTAGCTTTTCTGACCCTGCTATGCGCCTTCCACCAAAGAATGTTCATTCTATTCGCAAGGTGAAATTGGATGCACGTGCTGTACAAATTATTAATCACTTTATAACTGCCAATCAAGCAAGGCGCTTATGGAAATCTAAATTTGCTGACCTAGGCTATATCTTTGTTACGGATGGTGGTTTGCCATATGATCTACATTATGTGAATAGAACTATAAAAAAACTTGGTTTCCCAAAACCAGTAAGCACCCATACCTTTAGACATACTCATATATCTATTCTTGCTGAATCTAATGTTCCACTAAAAGCAATTATGGAACGTGTTGGCCACAATGAGCCACGTACTACACTTGCTATTTACACTCATGTAACAGATGAAATGAAACAGGACGTAAATGCAGCTATTACCAATATGGGTAAAGTACTTGCAAATAAATAAAAGAGCGCCAAGGCTTAATGCTTTGGCGTTCTTTGCTAATATGTCAAAATCATCTCACTAATAGTATATCATTTTTAATGTTTATAAACAATTTCTTATGAAAACAGTTGGCTTGATGGTTGTTTTTCTTCGTGTATAACAGATAGTACCTTTATAATTTGGCTAACACTACAAATCAATTCATGGTTTTTAGCATATTGCATGGTTTCTTTCATCTCTACCTTTAATGAATCTCCCGGTATTAATGTAATTTGACCTGCTTTATATCGTTCTAACCAAGCTTCATCTTCAATATGTGCGCTGATTTTATTTTTCCCTATTCTAAACTCCCATTTTGAGTTTCCAATAAAAGCAACTTTTTGAATTTTCAATATCACAACTTGTATATTAGTTATTTCTTCTTGTGTAACACTTTTTGTTACTGCTTCATCAATATCTAACTCGCTTCCAATCTGTATAGCTTTTAATTCGTTTTCTATTTCTGCACCAAACTGTACACGATCAGTTTCACGCATTTTACTAACACCATCAGAAATTAATGCCATACTTGTTATAAGTGTTTCTCTTTTAGGTTCTGTATAACAACCTAATTCACTAACACCTGTTTCCTGTGCCTGCTTAGATATTTCTAACTCTAAAGTGTCAAAAGCTTGTTCTGATATAGCGCCTTTTTTATCCATTGCTTTTAATATTGCATATTTGGCTTTTACTAAGAATGTTCCAATAATACGTTTTACATCACAACGTTCTAGTCCTTCATCTGGTAATGATTCAATAACAGAACGCAATATCATACGTATAGAACCCTGTTCTACATCGTCTAACATTATTACTGGTTCAATTTCTTTAGCTATACACCCTACTAATTCTCTATCTGTATATTGAAATCCCTCAATTAATTTTGCGATGCCTAAAAATATTTGTTCTGGTTTTGATGCATTTTTATCGTAATCAACTGTAATACAAAATTGATTTGTCTCTAATTTCTTTTCCATATCCACACCACTTTTCCGCCTTTAATCCTAACTTCATTTTACTCAATAAATCCATAATTGTATATATAAGATTATCTATAACTATATAAATCAGAACCACCCGTAAAACGGGTGGTTTGCTCTGACCCTATAAGGGTCTTTCTCTAGTGGTAGCCCTCTAAAGAGGGCTTTGAATGATCTGACAACCACTCTATTACCACTGGCTGCCCCCTACTCGGGGGCTTTTATT